CCAGAATCCAGAGAATCGCGTAGGCTCCAGCCCTGCGATACCACAACGGTTGTCCCGCTTCATAGTTGAACCATGACCCGAACAGAATGGCGATGACGTAAATTATCCAGAACCAATTTCCTACCGACATAAGGCACCTCACTCCCTATGATGCATGTTTGGCGTGGGGCTGTCAAAACAATTTTATAGACGCGCAGGAAAATTTGCGCTACACTCTCACAGAGTAACGACTTGTAGTGAAACGCCCTATTTGGGGAAGTGGGGCGGTACCGGGAGAGAAATTGTGAGAATACCCAGTGCCAGTAATGGGCGAATCCACGAGTTATTTCCGGGATAAAAGCGAGACTTCTAGCTGGCAATTTTCTCCGTTCTGGTCTCGTCCCGAGCAGATATACGCGGACGTTGAAAATCAAATTCAAGAGGGTGAGGGATTTCTTGAGGCCCAACGCTGCTACAAAGACCTCGCCAAGAACCTCAGAGTTTTTAATGCGGTATTCAACGATAAGTGCCGATCTAGTCTCGTAACTAATAATCTTAAGTATGACATACGGAAGTTCTGCGAGACGCTGGCGCAGGTTCGTGAAATTGCCGGTTACGGGAGTGACTCCCCAATTTATAAGAAGATGGCAGAGATGCTTACAAGAGTAAGCAAATGCGTCTACTTAGAGTCAGACTTCCCGTTCCAAATTCTCAAAGTTCTCCAATACGCCTCTGTCATGGGGATCGGATACTTGTGGCCGAAGGTGAGGGCTACAGAGTACGGATATGGCGAGAGGAGAATGGAGTTTGACGCGCTAGGACTCTTAGACGTTATTCCTACGCAGATTCCTTCCCGAACCAACGACATTCAGGATGCCTACGCGGTCACGGTCTATGACTACATGCCTATTGCTGAGGCGCATGGCAGGTTTCCTCTATTCCAGAAGGATATACAGACTGTTGGTGCGCGTAGGAACTATCAGACGCGGATGCAAGCGCAGCGAGTTGATTATGCGGAGCGGAACCGCTACGGGGATACGGGCAGGACGTTCGGAAATCTGTACGCTGAAATCCGCTACACCTTCGTCCGCGATTTGCGGATAAACAACACAGGATACGAACTCCCGATGGGAGATTTGGGAACGACGTGGTTCTACCGTGTCCCGTTCGTAGGGCAGCAAATATTTGGAGGGATGAGGAATGGAGAACCATACTATATTCCTGCCGAATCACAGCATTGCCGGGTATACCCCAATCTGCGGCTCATCATCACCTCAACAGGAATGGGGAAGCCAATGTACGACGGACCCGCCTTCGACTGGGACCCTCGTATACCAATTATCCAGTACACGGTTGACGATTGGGCATGGGAGCCGCTGGGACGATCTATCGTAGGCGATGTAGCAAGCATTGAGACGACGATCAGGAAGCATGAGCGGTTGATAGATCAAGTCCTGACCGCCCAAATGAATCCTCCAATGGGATACAACCACACGGATACAGGTGGGCCAAAGATTGAGCACTTCGACATATTCGAGCCGGATGTACGTCTTGGAGTAGATGGCAAGCCGAAGGATACCTTCCAGTCTATTCTTCCTGACGAGGTTAATGTCAAAGGGGAGCAGTTCAACTTCCTGAAGTACCTCAACGAAAAGGAAGGCAAGCAGCTTGGTCTTGAGGATTTGGGAAATCTCGGCGCAAATATGAAATTGCAGATCGCCAGCGACACTGCTGATAAGATGCTCGAATCCATTGGGCCGGTAGGAAAAGGAATTGCTGCTAGGGTCGAGAAGGCGAACAAGTCTGTCGGACAAAGGGTAAAGTACCTTATTCTTCAATGGTTTGACACGCAGAGGATCATGGAGTACGTCGGGCCAGATAAGATGGCTCCAGAAGTATTTGACTACAAGCCAAACGATCTTGTTCCTAGCCACTTGCCGGACGAAATGGTGGGTGGGCAGTTCCCTGAAACTGAATCGAAGTACACGAATCTGGAGCGAGCGCGGTGGTTCGTAAAGCAGATCAGGCTCATCTCTGTTCCAAGCACGTTGCTCAAGGTCACACAGATGCAGCAGCAGTTGTTCTACGTCCAACTAAAGAAGATGGGTGCCCCAATTAGTTGGTTAACCATTTTTAGAAGCGCAGACGTTCCATCTCCAGAAGCAGAAATAGAGTCTAGTTTTCAAGAGCAGGAAAAACTGGAAAAAATGAAACTGATGGCACAAATAGACATCGCCATGACAATGAAAAAAATGGGGATTGATCCCGCGCAGATGGGAGGGGGAGATGCCGGAGGCGGGAAGCCTCACGCTGGAGGGCGTCCCTCGTCGGGGCAGTCCGCACCGAAAATTCGTCAAAAGGGTGCCAAAGGTGGCGATCCTAGATCAACCGTAACAGAAAGCAAATAGCATCTGGGAACCATAGGAGATAACAGCAAATGCCGATCAATATCAAGTCACAGAAGGACAGCCTGACCACAGATGTAGTCGTTGATTTGCCTACGAACCTCAATGAGATTGACCAGTTAATGCGCTCATCTAAGGCCACAGGTAGGGTCGTCGCTACATATAATCAGGGCGGACTTCTAGGGGTTAATGTCGAGCAGAAGCAGCATATGTCCGATCAGCATTCAGAAAAAGTTAGAGACATAATTGGCGTTGGCACAAGAGAATTAGACGGTAAATAGAGTGCATAAACGCGCAGGAATAACCGTAATATCCTGCGCCATTTGAAATAAATCAAAATAGTGCTTGACATAGAGAACTCTTTAGCTGTACTCTCTGAAATAGAAATTAGTAGAGACGCTCACACCTGCACGCGCAGACGATGTGGAGGCTCCAATACCGGAATCCCGGTTGGGGCCATTATTTTGGCTTCCTTCCGGTACAAAACCGCACAAGGAGCAATACCATGGCAAAGCGTCGCAAGATTTCCGTCAAGCCGGAACACGTGAAGAAGAGCCGCAAGCGCAGCCGTAAGGCTGGTCACAAGAAGACCTCCGTCAAAAAGTAACCTGACAGCCGCACTCTCATAAGGGGTGCGGCTGTAACTACGCCCACGATAAGTTTTTTGTGAGGAACAAATGGCCGCATCTCCAATGCCAGACCCACAACAGCAAGGCTCTGCAACGCCTCCACCGGATGCTAGTGGAGCGGCTTCCGCGCCTCAAGGTGGAGATGGTGCGCAACAGCCCCAGCCTTCATCGGCTCCTGCCAATCCCATGCAAATGCTTCTCGCTCGCTGGTATCAGACTGCCAAGCAAATAGCCGCGTCTGATCCTAGACTTGCGTCAGGAGCAGGAAAAGTAGCGGATGGGATTCAGGAAATGCAAACCGCCCTTGTAAGTCCTGCACAGCCAAGTACGCCAGCGCAACAGCCACAGTATTAATGCACTAAAAATTGATTTCCGGGAGATATAAAGATATGACAGTCGCAGAGATTCTTAAAGCCTCGGGTTTGGATGATGCCGCAATCGCAGCCTTGGATGCGAAGGTTCTTGCTGGATTCAACGGAGTTTTGACCACCGCCGAACAGGAGCGTACAGCCGCAGCGGAGTCCGCTAAGAAGGCGGAAGAGGAAAGAGTGGCGGCTAAGGCCGCGCAGGATGCCGCTGAACTAGCGCAGCGTGCGAACAAACAGTTCTATGACGAAACCATCATGCCGTCTTTGACGGGGTGGGAAGACAAAGAGAAGGCTCTGCAACAGGAAATTATCAACGCAAAGGCACTTGCCTCTTTCTATGAGACACAGAATAAGGCCGCGAAGGAGTCTGGTTTTATCGCCGCTGACGCTCCCGGTTTTGTTGCTCCAGTTGCAGGAACTCCGGGGCGCGATGGACAAGGAAAGTTCGTAGCCGGTGGACCCGGTGGAACGCCTGGTAGCCCGACCTTCACGATGGAGCAAGTGAGGGATGGATTGGGTGGAACGATGGGAACCCTGACTGACATTCAGTGGAAGTATCAGCGTCTTTATGGAACTCCAATGCCTGTTGCTCCGACTGAGCTAGTTCGTCAGGCTGAAGCGCAGAAGATGAATCCTGCCGACTACGCCGCAAAGACTTTCAACTTCCAAGCGAAGGAACAGGAACTTGTAGCTCGCCAAGAGGAAGAAAAGAAAGCTAAGTGGCTGGCTGAAGCTACCGCTCCTTTGCAGGAACAGTTGAAGCAGAAGGACAAGGATTGGCAAGCGAAGCTCGACGAGAAAGCTAAGGCTGTTGCCGAACTCGGCGGGAATAATCCCGATGTACGCCGTGCAGCGATCAGCAACTACTCGGAAGTAAAGAAAGCGGTTACTGAAGGAACGCGCAAAGACCCGCTAAGTATGAGTCGGGAAGAGCGGCAAAGTGAGATGCGTAAGCAGATTCAGGCTGACGTTGCAGTAAACGAAGAAGCTAAACAAGGTGTAGCAGCGTAGTAGGGGAAAGCAAAGTATGTGGGTTAGAGGCAACAAGCCGGAGTTAGACGCTACGAAGGTTCCAACAGCCATCGACATTGCTTGGTCTGCGGGAATCTACGAAGGCGAGGGTTGCTGCCGCCTGTGCGGTGGAGGAATAGGGAAGCGCGGCTTCATGGTTTCTGTTGGGCAGAAAGACCCAGAACTCTTGTATAGACTTCGTGATTGGTTTGGCGGGAGCATCCGAGACCAAGGGCCAAAATATGATTTTCGTATTTGGAGTATTGGCGGAGACAGAGCCAGAATTTTCATGGCCTTGATTTATGGGTACATGACTGCTCGGCGTAAGGAACAAATTAACGCCGCAAATCCATTTGAGTTTCTATGTGGGGAATCTCCAGTTGGGATGTCTG